CCTCGGGCATCTACTCCCCTATTGCCATAAATCCCACTGGCCAGTTCCCATAAAAATTGTCCAGTGAGGCTGTAAGCTTTCACGGGCCCGTTGTTTGCACCAGTTTCCCCACCGCTCATGCCAACAATAAGTTTATCGTCTGTTAGCCATATTCCTTCGCCCCAGTTAACCTCAGGCTTGGCAAAATTCGAATTCACTCCGCTCGGACCGGTAAGCGTGGCCACTGGCGTTGTGAGGTTGGTCAACTCATATATATATACTCGGCCCGGCCGATTTATGTATGTAAATTCACGAGTACCGACGGCAACATGCGTCGAATTTATCGCCACTGCTGCACCAAAGTTTCCGTTACCGAAATGCGCACCTGAGTGTGCAGTCGCCGCGGGTTCGATGATTTCAGTCATAGTGTTGGCTGCATGATCATATATATACGCCTTCCCCTGATAAGACCCAGCGCCTTCAGCACCTATTACAGTTTTTCCGTTAGCGGTATCAATTGCATTACCAAACCGAATACTGGCGTTGGTGATGCTCGAAGGATAAGCTATACTAGAATCCCAAGTTATTGATGCTATAGCTGTACTAAATGCCAGAGTAAAACTTGACGGACTTGTTGTCGCAACATTCACGCTGTCGTCTGCAGAGAATGCTAATTCGAAGCTCGCTGGCTGAGTTGCGTGGGGAGTTATTGTGAAAACATTATCAGTCTGAGCGACTGTGGTTCCATTTAAATCTCCACTAACTACCGAGTGCGAGAATGTCACTACATCGTTTTCTGGATCCACTGCAGTTAGAGTGATGACTGTGGGAGTTTGGTCTACTGCAAGAGTGTATTCTGCAGCATTCCCAGATACAGTCGGCGCAGTATTAATCAATGCTACCGCATACCATCCATCTGCGGTTCTGATGTATAATTTGTTATTTGACTGAACAACCGCTTGATCACCAGCAACCGCTGACGCAGGCAAGTCGCCGACTGTTGCAACAACTTGGAGAGCAGAGCTGGCTGGATTAGAATAAGCCACAACCCCATTAGCGTAAGACAAGTCCCCAGAAACGCTGATTGCTGGCTGAACGTTTTCTGACTTCAAAAACTTGTTTCCGCCTTCGGTTAAGTTGTCTGCCGTCGACACTTGCCCCATGTCCGCCGCAGGGGTTCTTAGTTCCCGAATTCCTTCTGACATTGCGACCAATTCGTCTACTGATGCTGTAGGAATTGCTGCAACCATTTGGGCGTCGAGCTCAGATTCTACCTCGGAATCGTCAACAAGACCGACAAATTTAGCAGACTTAGCAAGCCTTCCTAGATCTTTTGCGGTTTGACCAGCCTGAACTCGATTTCGAATTCGGGTCTTCATGTTAGCCTTTGAAGTTTCTAGATTGTTATTTGGCATTAATTTTCTCCGTTATTAAGTGGCGTTCGATACTATTAAACTTTCAATTATTTATAAAAATAATATTTGTCAATGCCGCTCGGAGATATAAAAAAAGCAATATTTTTTATTCTACAAAAAAAAAGGACTCCGAAGAGTCCTTTTAATTTAAACCATGAGTAATCGATTAGCCAATTGCGGATAATCCAGATACTGCAACCTTTCGGTAGTATTGGTTCTGGCCAGCAGACATTGATGCAAATGGGTTTGCAACAATACCGTAACGGGTCTTGAAACCGATCTTGGGTTGGAAAGTATTTTCGCCAACCGCACGTACCATCTGAAGAGGAACGTATGGGCAGTAAAAGATACCAGCATCATATGGAGATGATCCTTTGTATCCAACACATAACAACTCATAACCAGTAGTTGATGTGAAGTATGGATCGATATACACTCTCATTCTTCCATTAAGAACTCCGGCAAAAGTTTGCCCAGTGTCATCGATTGAAAGATTAGTCTGAAGTGCAGGATTGTAATCTAATACGCCCGACATAGCAAGAGCGGAAGCGACATCAGAAGAACATATAACTATGTTACCTTTTCCTCGGCGAGTTTCTTTGGCAATTGCGTTTGCTTCACGTTCGATTTGGTAAAGAAGACCTTTATACTTCTCTACTGACCAACGACCATCTGCATCAGCGTCCAGATCAAAAACACCCTTCGTAGTTACTCCATTTTGCGCACCAGGCTTGGCAACCGCATATACTGTTCTCAAAACTTCACGATTGATCTCAGCAGTAATTTCAGAAGAAAGAATATTTGATAATTCGCTTTCAGCGTCCAGACCATGGACTGCTTTCAAGTCTTGTGCCAATTCCATCGTATATTCTGCTTTCAATGCTCTTGATTGAGCTGTAACAGATACTCTGTCGATAGAGAATGACATCTGGTTGAAGTGACCTCCAGTACCCATTCCTGATACTGAACCGTCTCCCAAAGCTTCTGCCTTGGCAGTTCCAGCTGGACCACCAGTCGTATAATCGCCAGCAGAATAATCGAGTTCAGCAGCTGCGCCGGACCCAGTTACTGCAGCGCCACTGAATGGATCAGTTCCGCCATGAGCAGGTGATGATGCACCAGAGAAAGCAGTGTCTGCTTCGCCGTATAACGCTTCGCCTGCCTGGTTTCCATATTGTGATTTCATTGCGAAGATAAGACCTGTTGGGCCTGACATAGGCTGAACGCCTAATACATCATACGCCATTAGGTTGGGCATAGACCGTCGGATCAATGAGATCAGTACTGGGTCCATACCTTTAATGTTGCCTTCACTGCCAACAACTGGAGACATACCGCCACCAACTGCATTTATCGGCCCTTCTGTCAACATTGAGGCTTCTTCTCTTGCAATACTTTCTTGATTTTCAAGAAGCATAGCAGTAACCGCTCTCTTGTAAGGATCTTCGATCTGGGGCAGATCGGGATGCTCGATAATTGGTTTCCACTTCTCTTGAAGTTGCTCTGACAAATGCATTTCTGTATACATCGTAGTCTCCTTTGGATTAATTCTATTAAGTTTTTGTCAAGTTTTTCTTAATTTACAGATATTATTTATAATATTTTGATTTTTACTGTTTTCTACTAAAACGTGAAATCGCTCGTGCATAGTTTTCCATTACTGGGTTTGACGATTCTTTAATAGTTCGTTCTTCTAGAACGAACGCCGAATCTTCTACAGCAGTAATTTCTTCCTGTCCATCCGCAACTTCGCTAGAAACAGTTTCTTCACTTGGAAAGTAGTTTTCCTTAATGACTTTAACCTTTTCAGCAAAATCTTCAGTAGAAGTAAATTCTATACCTTCGGCCAACGATCGAATCTTGTCTGCCTGCTGGATAGTCATACCTTCTACGACATCCCGAATGATTCTATCTGCACGAACATTTTCGATTTCCTTAGAAAGCTTAACGTTCTTTTCGATTTCTTCATTGAGTTGTTCTTTGGCCTGTTCTGCATCGGCTACTGCCTCAACATACAAGTCCTTCTTTTCTTCAGGAACTTCGATATAGTTTTCTTCGAAAACATTCTTCATTCCAGAAATAAAATTTTCCATGATTTCGAGTTTAAGGCTGCTTTCAACCACAATCTTATTCTCTTCCAACCATTCTTTTGCGACATATGATAGATATTCGTCTACCTTTTCTGCAATTTGCAATCTAACTTCAAGAACCGACTTCTCAAAATCTTCGTTATATGCTTGATCTATTTTTTCGACTTCAGCGTTTACTTGCTCTAACACAGCTGCCTCAAAAATCGTTCGGGCTTTTTCTTGAAAATCTTCTGAAAGTTCGTGGCCAGTTAACATTGCATCAATGTGCTCTGATACGTCGATATCCTCTTTTTTGACTTTCTTTTTCATCATAAAAGATTTTTTGGGCTCTTCGTCGTCGTCTTCGTCTTCGTCTTCGGCCTCTTTCATTTTTTTCTTGCTGTAATCGCCTTCGTCTAAGGATTCTTCTTCGATTTCGTCCGAAGTGGATTCCTTATCTAATTCAGCAAGAATTTCATTTACTGCTTCGTCAGCTTGTTCTTCCGAAATATCTTGAACTAGTTCGTCTTGAGACTCTTCTAACATTTCTTCAGGATCTACTAAATTTTCTAGTTCTTCAACTTCATTGACTTCTAGTTCATTAGCCATTGTATTATTCTCCTAATTGAGTTTATTTATCAAATATTTATAATAATTTAATTTTTAGACAATTTTTCGAAGAAATCTTCAAAGAGACTTATCTTAGTAGATTCTAGCTCCTTAGAGCTTGCAGAATGTACTGCACTACGATAATTGTCAATATGTGCTTCGCGAATAACGCCATTATCCCAAATCCATTCTTTTCCTTCCATGATTCCGTTAACGAAAGCATCTGGGGCAGAGGGATCTGCAACAATATCAGCCGCTGTGGCGAGGTAAAAATCTCCCTGCACAATATTGCGACCTTCCTTTGTAGACTTAACACTTCCCATGCCTCTAGAAGAGACGCCAAGGGAGGCACCTTCTTTAATAAGATTTGAAACTATCGCACCGTAAGGAGTTTCGCTCATGATTTTTGCTTTGCCGACATAGTTGTCGCCCTCTAGCGTCAGAGATTTGATCATGTGGGAAACTCTTTCTAGGTTGATAGACGGCCCGTCCGGATGTCCTAATTCACCAAACGCACGGCTTTTATTAATATAGTTTTCGGTATATCTATTAACTTCTTTCTCAAGAACTTCCTTGGGGTATACTCTTCCGTTTCTATTTGTTACGTTAGACTGAAGAAATACTCCTTCGATATAAAGGTCTTTGCCCTTTTCTTCTACAATAAGATCTTCGAAAATTTCTGTTATTAATTTCATGTCTAAATTCCTGTTCTCTTTTGCATGGATCTTGCTCGTTTGGTGTTCGAGATTGACATTTTGCCCTTTCTTTTTCTAGCAGATTTTTTGTTTCTGAGACTCATTTTTATCTTATCTGCTGCAGAAATTTTAACTTCTTTATTTCCGTCGACTTTGAAACCTGCTCGGTCGGTCTTGTATTTAATTTTCCTCTTTCCTCCACGAATGACAACTTTTCGCTTTATGGCTTCGTCTAAATCGTCTTCTAAGAACTGGGAGAAAGTTTTCATTTTTTTATTTTCCTAATCTTTTGTTGTTACTAATTCGGATTCGTCGATTTCGCTATCCATTGTCATATCGTCTCGAAATAGCCCCGCTGCAAATTCTTGTTTATGGTCGTCAATTTCACCAGATATATTTTGGCCTAAAATGTCTTTGATCGAGTTCTGGGCATCCGATAGCTCACCATTAACTATATTGTCAACAATCGATGTTGCAATCTCTAAAGTATTATTTATATTTTCTTCATTGTCACTCATTATTTATCTCCTTTCTGAGCTGTATCCATCATCTAATTATTGCGGATCTTCTTCTGTTTGTTGATATTTAGGATCGTCCGAGGCCGCTTCGTCTGCGATCTGGGTGTCCATTTTCTCGATTTCGTCCGAGGTCATTTTAAGAATAGATCTTCGTACCCACTCATTAGAATAATATTTGCCGATGTATTCCTGCATTTCTCCGACCAGCGCGATCCTGTCGCGCAGCATTTCAGAATTCTTAATTTCTGTATAGTACGAGTCTTGAGTAAAATCGAATATCACGTCTTGACTAATTTCTTTCCACTCATCCAGATTGATATGGCCCTTCAATATCAGTTGCTTTTTGAGAAGATCTATAAAAAGATCTGAAAATTTGGTTCGAAGTCTTATAATAAATCTGTTGAATTTATATTCGTCTCTAGATATTTCTTGAGCTCGGCCCAATTGCATGCTATTTTCTGATTCGAGTCTGGATAATGGAACGTTCAGGGATTTGTATAGTTTCTTTAGGAAATAGTTGACATCGTCCATTTCTCCCAAGTTTGTTCCGCCAGGGAGTGTTTCGATTTCAGTGCCTCTACCACCTTCTCGGCGTGGGAACCAATAATCTTCTAGCATAGATAAATGCTTTCTGTCATCTCTAACTTCGCCGGTAGTTCCGTCATATACAATTTTATTTTTGTGCTTTGTCATGATTTCGGAAAGATATTGCTCTGCTTTCTGTTTTGGAAGATTTCCTACGTCAATGTAGAACACTCTTCTTTCTGGGGCCCGCGTCCACCTATAGATAACTACTGAGTCTTCTACTAATTTTAATTGATTGAGAGGTTTGATTGCTTTATGCAAATGACTTACTGCGTAGTTTCTTTGGCCATCTTTGAGCCCAGAAGTTACGTGGCATATAGAATCTACTGTAATCGGAAGCCCAGATATTCCTTCCGCATTTGAAATTCCTTTCGGATTATAGACATAGTATTCTTCCTGAGAGGAAATAATATCTATGCTGGTGGATGAATCTGAGTAAGACGATTTATCGTTTTTGACTTGTTTTATTTTTTTAATTTTTCTGGGGTCTATATTTCTCAGTTCTCGAATTCCGTCTTTGGGTCTAGAATCGTTGATGATGATGTGATAAAATAGTCTTCCGTCCACATACCAGTCCCGAAATATATCGTATCCACGTTCTTTAAATTTCAATAGCTTAAGGATGTTATTGAATTCTTTTTCGATAGTTTTTTTGAGCGGCTCGCTTTCAATATTATTTGTGTATATTTTTACTGGATATTCGACAGTATCGTGTACTATCGCTTCTGACGTGATATCGTCAACGGCAACCTCCACTTCAGGATGCATTGCCATTTCACGATATTTGTTGATAAGTTCTGAATCTGACTTGGCATTATTTTCAAGTTCTAAGTAGGTTCCGGAGAACCCACTTTGAACCGTCATTGCGCCTGCGTCAGTTTGATCTTCTCTGGGAACAAAAGACCGGACTGGCTTGCTGTCTTCAGAGCTCCTAGATATGTTAAAACCAAAAAGTTTAATCGCCATTTAATATCACCTATAAAATCTATACAACTATTTATAATCAAAAAATAGCCGTATAGATTAGGAGGTATTATAGACTTACACTGATCTTAACGCCCGCAGCTGCTTCTTCGTGCAGCCAATAGTCGTAGGCAAATGTGCATGTAAACTCTTCAATTTGATCGTTAGCATCCCAAGAAAGTTCTACCGCGCCAATTTCTGTTGGGAAAATCCCCACAAACTTGTATGTTGCGATAACTGATCCATCTTTGCCGTAATGAACGACTTTAGAGTCTCTATTTTTATAAGAGGTCTGGTCGTCAAGCTGCAGATTTGATGCGTGATCGTTAATGCCACCCATCCAGTTTTCTAATGCAGTTCTTACTGAGAAACTTTCGTCATTAAGAATTGTAACAGTCCAAGGCTCGAATGTTCTATTTCCTGCGATTCTTACCTGCCTTCCGAAGTAAGGAACGTCTATAGCGGGAATTGTGGATGCTGGCAACTGAGCAGCTCTGCAATGAAACCGAAACAAATCGTCTGCACTTCCATCCAGAGGATTACCTACTTCTACTTCGAATAGGTTGGGTCTCGCCCCGCCTTGTCCTAGATTTGATTTGAATGATGCAATATCAAACGCCATTGTTTTCTCCTAAATTTTTATCTATTTATACCGTTTTCTATACAGATCCGACAATTTCTTCAAAATCTGTTCCAGTTCTTGTAGCAACAAAGTTCAACTGGATGAAGTTGATGGATCTTGCTGGCTTAATAAATATATCGCCAACAAATTCGTTGCTATCAACAACCTGTGCAGTATTGTTTGTAGAATCGCATACAACCTTAAAGTCGAATACTCCACGCCGACCTTTAACGTCTCGCAAAAAAGGTTCAACCAAAGACACAAATTGAGATCTTGTGAATTCATCATTCATTTCGAATAATGTAAACTTGGATGCTGTTGCAATAGTTTTTTCTAATACAATGAACAATCTTCTCACATTAATTCGGTCAAATGCACTTGGTTTAGTGGTGAAAGTTTTGTCACCATACAGAACCGTGCCCTGGCCAGGAAAAGTTACAACGGGGTTCAAAGATTTTCTGTACAGATCATCTCGATTTGCCTTTGTCTGCCTCCAAGCGGTCTTGACGACATTCTTGATAACACCTCGATTAAATCCTGCAGGAGAAAACCAAGGATCTCTTTCGCTATCTGTCCGAGCCATCAAACCGGCAATATCGCCATTCAATGGAACCCAGCGATATTTGTCGTTATACTTGTCGTATTGGTACTTATAGTTTGAATCGACGAAAGCATAATTACTATTGCTGGTCATTGTAGAGGTAAAATAACTAATTACCGCAGCCGAAGGGTCTGAAGCAGCACAATCAGAGTATCTTGCCGAGATTAGCGCCACGGCATCTCTTCTGGCAGCTGCAACATTATCGATAATATGTGTTTGTACGGTATTTCCGTCGGTAATATCGCCCCACTCACCAGACATGATAAGTGATACATCAGTAGTTTCTGCATCTTCGAATGAAGCATATCCGGAAATAGCTTGCCCAGCACTAGGAACAGAACCTTCTGTTCCGCCCGCAAATTCTACATATACCGCTGAGCTCAGAGAAGAAAACGTAGTTCCTGCACTAGCAGTCCCCCAATTTGTCCCAACTGGCGTATGATTGGCTGCAAAAATGTAGCTTGAATATTCGTTTATGTAATCTACATAGTAAATATTTGTTCCATCTTCAAGTTTTCCGTCAGACGCCTTTGATAAGAAAGCATATTTTTCTACCACTTTGTCAAAGCCCGATGCAGAAGAAACCACCGCGATGTGCAATTCGCCTGCAGCCGGAGCTCCAGAAAATTCATTTTGCAATGACGAGGAAAGATCACTAAATGTCGCCGCATCCGCCATGTAAACTCTCAGCGAATTTCCGTGTATGCCCGGAGTTTTTGCGACAAACTCTGCACCGCCCGCCTGACCAGAACCGAAGGAAATGTCATCTGAAGTGCCTACCAATACTGGTGTGTGTGTAAAAGAAACTACCGTTGGGCCTTTGACCGTGATCGTAATATCAGATACTGGTGCAGAAACGAGATCTACTACTTGTCCAATTACGACGAAATCTGAACCAATGCTTAAGCCAGCAACTTCGACTGTGTCATTCGCGCCGATAGTTTGAGATACTACGAATTTTGACCTTTCGGGAATATCGACAACAATTGCTCCAGTGGGAGCAGATCCAAATGTCAAAGTTGTCCCAGAAACAGAAAAATCCGAAGAAGGGGTTCCGTCAACTGTGACAGTCAATGATTCTCCGTAGGCATCTCTCGACAAAGAAAAAGTCGTATCGACTCCGTTGCCTGTATGAGATTCTCCCGAAACCGCAGCGACCGCTGTTCCTGTTTCAGTTGCGAGGGTTGGCGTTGAGCTCGCCGGAACTCCTGCAACTGCGTTTAATGTCCCGCTCCCAACTACTCGTACCACTTGCAAGTTTCCAGCATATGCTAAGAAATTTGCTGCAGTATAAAACGACTTATAGTTTTGATCAGTTGGGTTACCAAATACTTGCGCCAATTCAGTTTCACTAGACACAGTAACTATTTCACCTACGGGGCCTTTCGAAAACTGACCCACTAACGCCCCTACGGATACCGCAGCTGCTGGAGTGGTAGTAGTTAGATCTACTTCTGACACGTTAACGCCCGGACTTACTTGAAATGGCATTTTATCATCTCCTTAAATTTATTATAAACTCATTAGTTTAAGTATATTCTTCTTTGATTAATATTTATAAAAAACGTGTTTTTTAACAATCTCATCCACTATTTTCTACAACTTCCCAAAATTGCCCTTCGTCGTCAGAAAAATTGCCAAACTCTGCTCCGTCCTGTATGAATCCGAATGGCGACATATTTTCTTCTAGCATGCGAATTCTTTCTTCGTAAA